TGACACATAATCCCCCGGGTACCTTGAGGCTTGCGCCCTAGGTTCCAGGCTAAATGTGTCAAAGGCGATTCCCCCGTAACCCCAGCGGGCCCAATTACGACGACGACGTCCGCGCCACTCATCAGAGATGAGGTGGCCGTCACCATAGCCGTCAGGGCCCAGCAATCTTAGCTGGGGCGGGATGAGTTCAAGCACCGCTTCTGAAAACTCCCTCGGCACGCCGTACCGCCGAATGTAGAAGTTGTGGAGCGTGAACAGCGTCCGATAGGAGACAAGCTCCTTTTGGTAGTACGGACGCACGTCGAAACCAAAATAGTAATCTTTTCCACACGACTCACGGAACGGCCCATCGTAGTAGGATTTCTCCGAATTAACGGTAAATCCTGCCACAGTAAGCCCCCAAATCACCTGCTCAGCGTGCTTGCTCGGCACGATGATGTCATCCCCATAGGCATAAACCCTTCGGTCTATGTCCCCTTGAGGAATGGCTGCAGATGAGAGTCCCGCAAATAGGAGGGTCTCCAACGGGAAGGTAAAACCATTTCCCATAGATGAAAACTTTTCCATTCGCAGGGTCCTACCGCGGTATTCTACGGTAGACGTGCGCGCTGCGCACAGCAAGACGAACCAGTCCTCTGGTAGTAACCATCGGACAAGCTGCGTACTTATTGTATCGCTAGCGTTACTAAGATCCAAGGTTGCCCAGAGGCCCGTTAGGGACCCTTCCTGAGCCAGGCGCTGGTTAAGCGTCTGATCCTTGATATCCAGACCGCGACGCCGCAGTTGTTTAGCTATCCACCGACCGATCCCTTGCTGTAGGATCGAATTCAGAAGTGGCTCAACAACAATAGAGCGATACGTCTTGGCATTTTTGGGTACAAACTGCAACTTCCCGGGGCATATTTCTACGCTTACCGAGGAGCATTCGTAGCCATCTAGGCTACAGTACTCAGCCTCAGACCATGCACTAAGTAATGCTGGCATGGACCGGAGTAACTCCGGTA